CCAATTAAAAAGTTTTCAAACATGTTTATCCAAGGCACTTCAATCGTTAGATCATTCAAATCGTTATGCTCATTATAATTATAACACATACATTACAAGAGAGAATGATACGAATTATGAAACATTGACATTACAAACCAGAACGAAATTTATGTCCAATAAAATAACGGAAAAGAATTTCAAAACCCAACTGATGCGAATTCACAAAGCAAAAGAATTCAACAACAATATAACACAAATAAAAGATATGATCAATTTGTATAGAATCGATATGATGCGAACTATCGCGTCATCTGAAAGTTTTGATGTAAATACATGTTTACAAGAGTATGTTCAATTTAGTGAATATATCAATAATTGCGTAAGTCATCTAAAGGTTGTATTTTACAACCATAAACCAACTAATGATGCGACGACCGGTTTTATTCAAATCCCTTCTCAAATACTGAATCGTAATATGTGATAGTAGTGAAATGATGTAGCTATATGTGCGTTTTAATGGTGTTTAGTCTTCGAATATACGCGACATATCAATATATTCATCGTCAAATAGGTATTTATTATTGTTATCTGTAATATCAAGGTGTTTGATACTGTACTCGAGTGTATCGATGTTTTTATTGAAATGGTCTAAATGGTCCCATAACGCAACACATTCTTTCTTATCTTTCAATAATGGATTTGAACATTTGAGGATCATGTAAGTTAGTTTCGGATTGACAGTTTTTCTGTTTTGAAAATAAAGAGAATTCAACTTCGAATTAGAACAATATACCACAAACTTCATTATATAAACATTATAGGAAACATTATTTAAATATTTAAATTATTGTTAAGAGTAAAGTGTAGGTTTATCGATGTTTGCTACATTTCGTCCATCGAACTCAGTTGTATATGCTACAAATGAATATTTTGATAGAGTGTCGCACGACAAGAAAAAACTTATGAGCACAAAAAAAAGTCTTCAAACCACGCTACAACTTAAATTAGAAAAAGTAAAAAAATATGTTGAATGCGACCCATTTGAAAACAAGCTTACAACATCGTGTATACAAATGTGGGATGAAATCGAAGAGTTGTCCAGTGCGTTACATGACATTAAACTTAAACTGGAACATTATGATGACGATAATGTAATAAAGAACACTAATATGTTGAATGCATATTATATTGAACATTTGAAAAAGAATTCTTTGGATTTGTAGATTTAGTTTGTTATCATAATGACAAACTAAAACTGGAGAAAAAATAAAATGGATATACTATACTTCATCGGGTTTTATTCTTCGTCTTCTTTTTTGTGTGTATACACGGTCATTTTTAAATAATTACTATATATAATTAGTAATCTTGTATTTTGAACAAAAATATTGATTTAATTTTAATATATATTTGTTTATGAATTATCCTTGGATTGCTTTTTATTCTGTCTAGTTTGCTTTTTATGAAGTTAATTGCTTTTCGTATTTCTCGTTGTTAAGTTAATGTTTTTAATATTGTGTTTTGTAAATGGATAGTTGGAATGAAAACAAAACAAAGTTAGCTAAATCGCTGTATTATTCTGGATGTATAAAGTTCGGGGATTTCGTATCAAAGTCTGGAATGACCAGTCCTATATACATCGATTTGCGTGCAATCATATCATTTCCACAATTGTTAAAAAGAGTAGCTAAAGAATATATTGCCATTCTTGACAATTTGCATTTCGACAAAATAGTCGCTATACCATACACAGCACTACCTATAGGAACCGCTATATGTTTGGAAAACAATGTACCAATGATATATCCTCGCAAAGAAACACAAGTTTACGGAATAAAAGCATCGTTTGAAGGCATTTATTATAAAGGTGAAAAGGTTGTGATAGTTGACGATTTAGTTGCCTCCGGAGATTCTATATACGAGACTTTAGATAAGATAAATGAAGCAGAATTGGTAGTGAAAGATGTTGTGGTGTTGATTGATAGAGAAAGCGGTGGGTGTGACAGATTAACAAGAGATGGGTACAATTTACATTACATTTTTAAATTAAAAGAGTTGTTGAATTATTGGAAAACTGAAAGATTGATTTCAACGGTTACATATTTAATGGCGAATAACTTTTTATTATCATCTGGTACAAATGCTAAATGTAAATTGTATTAAAGACAAATTCAAGTACTAAATAAAATAAACCATGAGTGAAAAAGAACATCTTTCCGTGGTAATATGCGGACATGTTGATTCTGGTAAATCAACAACAACCGGACGACTTCTATTTGAGTTGGGTGGTATCCCGGAGCGTGAAATGGAAAAACTGAAGGCGGAAGCGGAAACGCTTGGTAAGTCCAGTTTTGCGTTTGCGTTTTATATGGACAGAGCGAAGGAGGAGCGAGAGCGTGGTGTGACAATTGCCTGTACAACGAAAGAGTTCTTCACGGAGCGTTGGCATTATACCATTATTGATGCACCGGGGCACAGAGACTTCATTAAGAACATGATTTCGGGTGCTGCTCAGGCGGATGTTGCTGTGCTTATGGTGCCAGCGGACGGTAATTTCACCACCGCAATTCAAAAAGGGGATCATAAGGCGGGTGAGGTACAGGGTCAAACTCGTCAACATGCGCGTCTGATCAATCTACTCGGTGTGAAACAGATTATTGTGGGTGTGAATAAGATGGATTGTGATGTTGCAAAATATACGAAGGTGCGATATGACGAAATTGCGGACGAAATGAAGAATATGTTGGTTCGTGTTGGGTTGAAGAAGGATGTTGTGCAGTGTTCTATTCCTGTGTTGCCGATTTCTGGTTGGATGGGTGACAATCTTATCACAAAATCTGAGAAAATGGATTGGTGGAAGGGAGTGGATGTGAAAAAGACTGACGGAAGCACGATTCATGTACATACTCTTCTCGACGCACTGAACGATTTTGTGGAGAAACCCGAACGCAAGATTGACGCTCCTATGCGATTGCCACTAGCGGGAATTTACAAGATTAAGGGTGTGGGTGATGTTCTAGCGGGTCGTGTAGAACAGGGTGTTGTAAAACCCAACGAGGAGGTGATTTTCCTCCCTACTCATACCGCGTCGAACCCTTGTACCGGCAAGGTATTCACTGTAGAAATGCACCACAAGCGCGTAGAAGCGGCTAATCCGGGCGATAATGTTGGTATGAATATCAAGGGTCTTGATAAACTGAATATGCCTCGTTCTGGAGATGTCATGATTTACAAAAAAGATACCACTCTAACGACAGTGAAAAGTTTCACCGCACAAATTCAAACATTGGACATTCCTGGTGAAGTCAAGGTTGGATATTCTCCTATTGGTTTTGTGCGTTGCGGTAAAGCGGCGTGTCGTATTACCGAGATTACTTGGAAAATGGGCAAAGAGACTGGTGGCAAAAAAATGGAAGCACCTCATTCACTGAAATCGAACGAGGTGGCAGAGGTTGTTCTTGAACCTCAACAACCATTGATTGTAGATTCATTCAAAAACTGCGAGGGACTTTCTCGTATTGCGTTTTTGGATGGAAACTCTGCTGTAATGCTGGGTAAGGTGACGAAAACGGTCGCCAAAACTGGTTAGAATTGGCGAAATGTTCTAAATAATTGATTGAATATTCAAATCGATAAATGAATCTTTTACATATTTTTTGATATATCTGTTTTTTAGAATTTCTGAATGATGTATGTAGTTTCTACCGATTGCTTCGTTTGTAGGAACAAACCTTTCAGGAAACCTGTGGTCCAACTGAATCACATATACCATAGTATCTTTCCAGATAGACCGATAAATAAGTTTGCATCTGTGGAGTGGTAAATCATAGTTTGTTTCTTCCTTAAATTCTCGAATCGCACAAGACCAAGGAGTTTCATGTCGCTCTATCTTACCACCCGGTGTCATCCACATATGTGTGTTTTTACACTTCAACATCATAAGATAGCCGTGTTTGTTAACAAGATAAATACAGGCGTTTTTCATTTTAAAATGAAAATAATACGAGTGTATTTGATCAAATGTTTAATACGCAAGTAACACACAAATGTGTGATAAGTTTATTGGAGAAACTGTCTGTAATATACACACTATCTGCGTAATATACCAGTAATACCGTAATATATATCTAATTGCTGTTAGCAAGACCGCCCATACCAGACATCACACGGAGCCCATTGTAGTTAACGACGAACACCTTAACGGAGTTGGAGGTGTCAACACCTGTAAGGTTAAGGGTAGCGTTGTCAATGCGGGACATGTTGCATGTACCAGAGGGTTGAGGGCGAAGGAGCTTGAGGGCGAAGGAGTACACATTGATTACCGACGGTTTCAATGTCCACACTATCTATATATCTATAGAAGAGTAGGTAATTCCACTGAACAATTCCACTGTCGGTCTCAATCATCTCTGTTAAAAATCTGTCGACGACACGACATTCGGGGGTCAGTTAAAACGACAATAGCAGTTAAAACGATTGCAATTATCAATAGCAGTTAAAACGATTGCAATTATCAATAGCAGTTAAAACGATCGCAATTATCAATAGCAGTTAAAACGATCGCACATGTATATGAACTGTAACACAGGTTCTTACCTCTGGAGAAGACCGGTCTGAGAGGGGGATGGGAGACGGACTCCGGGGAGGAGTCTGCGAATGGTTACCAAAATCCTGGACAGGTGTATCCTTTCCCCCAGAGACCGAAGGCGTTAGAGAGCGAGCAACTTCTTCAGACGAGTTTCGCTGGGAACGAGTTACTTTTTCTTTGAAAGCGTTGGCAAGCGATGACACCTTTTTCATAAAATCTGATAATTCAGGGACACTTAATTTCTGAAGACGTTTCTCTTTTTGGTATAACTCTACCAGTTTTTTATCCAGCAATTCCTCTTTAGCATCGATTTCGTTTTCTCTGAGACAAAGAAGTGAAGAACGCTTGTTGAGGAGTTCTTCGCGCTCATTCATATTCTTCTCTCTAAGTTTGAGGAGTTTCCGCTGCGTAATAATGACTTCTTCTCTGTCGTCAAAGGTAATATCACCAGAAGAAGCAAGTCTCTTCTTCGATGAAGACGGAAACGAGGAAGGAGTTTGTGCATCAGATATCCGCTTGGAGCCACCGCTCCCCCCGAGATCTTCAAGGAGATCGTGCAGTCCATCCTTTTGAAAATACCCCCAAGTTTTTTCACAGCGTACTGCATTGTTGTTGGTTAGTTTCTCAATCACTGATGCTGACACAAATAAAGTGTCGTCAATCAATTGGTACTCGTTGTCTCGGACATCGTCCTTTAGGCGGCCCCAAAATCTATTGCTGTTGATTTGTTCGTGGTCTGTCTTACAGATGGCTTTGACAAGTCCCACAAAGGATACAAAATTGGTGCTACGGTTAACCAGCACTTTTTTGCCAGTGTAATG